CTGGCAGTATAGGTGAATGTTGGAGTTCCAACCCAGTTACTCAACACCACTCCAGAAGCGGCGCCATTGACGTAGTTGGTTTTTACTCCACGAACTGCGGTAGTAAATCCGGCTGTGGTAATAGGAGTGCCAAGGGTATTGATCAACTGTATGCTGCCGCCCTGGGCGTGGATGATTACGATACTACCATCGCTGGCAATTGTGGCACTAACAGGAGCACCAAAACCAACCGCGGCACTCACTGCAGAAACAAAATCAGATGCTGTACCTGTACCACCAATGGTTGCAGTGACTGGTGTGGAAAACGTCACAGTAGAAGTTGGTTGCACTCCGGTTTGTGAATAGGCAATGGTAAATGTGTTACCAACTGTGAACGGACCTGGCGTACTGTCGCTTCCAGTGATTATGGTAGACCCTGTTGCAAATTTTTCAAAGATAGTAAAAGTGCTGGTACTGTTGGCCAAAACATCTACTTGGGCATAGGTTGAGCCAGTTGCAATGTTGCTGCCGCCACCGCTGGGGTCTAGTCCATAATTAGCATAGGCATCGTTGAAATAAACCGGGCAGGCCTGTTGAACAAAAGTACCAAGTGTGCTGTTGAATCTTTTCACCACAAGATTGGTTCCCAAATTCACATTGTTGATCTTCTGCCAGATTGATCCAGTGGGACGTGGATTGGTCTGTGTAGAGCCCCAACGTGGAGCATTATAGCTGTATTGGGCTAGGTAATCTGGAGCTAGATATTCATCAGAAGTAATACCCAAGGCGGCCAATGGATTTCCGTTGCCGTTTTCAATTGATACAATACCTTCACCTGCGGTACTGCCATCATTGGTGGCTGTGCTGTCAGCATAAATTTGTAGGCGGCCGCCGATCACTGCGGAATACACTCCGGTGATACCATTTGAGTTGATGGCATCGCTGAGTCCATCAACAGTGTTGTCTGGAGCAATCGGAACAGCCACAGGATTATCATTGATCCTGATAGTGTTTCCTGCTGTCAGGTTGGTGGGTGCCAAAGTACCTTGCACTGTGGGCCATGCTGTTTTCCAGTCATCGGTTCCAACCAATACCCAGGTATTGTACAAATCGCCCAGGGTCACGTCGCTGGTTTCTGTGGGGTATATAGGACCTCCACGCTTGTAGTAAATGGGATTCTGGGTGCTGGTAGTCACCACTGCATAGTCGCCTATGGTGCCAATGCTTTGTAATGGTACTGTGCTGGCTGGTTCTAAATCAGCAGTATCGGTGATCACCAATGGAACCAGGTTTGCAAACGCACCAGTTACCTGGTTCCATTGGAAAATTCCCCAGGCCGTGCTGGCAGTATCTAACCAGTATGTTCCATCGTCAGGATTTCCAGTTGGGCGGACCAGGGTGGCTGTGAGTTCTGCTAGGTCAATGTCCACACGTTGTATATAACAACGATTACTTACGCCCAGGGCACTGAAAGCAGCCAACAACCCATATTCGTTGAGTTCGTATCCGTTGATAGGTGTACCAGCAGTGGTCTTGTAAAAGAAGGGATTGCCATATGTGGCCAATAGATCCCGCTGGCTGGACATGAGTTTGACTTTGTTGGCTTCGGAAGCAAGAGTACCAGCAGCCACACCAACTCCGGCGCCGCTGACTTTGTTTTGTGCTGTGGCCAATAAAATATAAGGTACCGAATTGGTAGCGGAAGGGATATACTGACTTTCGTCAATGATTGTGACTTCTACGCCTGGTGATATTAGTGCCATGGTAATTCCTTTTTTCTAGTTAAAGATATTTATGGAAAAAGGCAAAAACAAGCCGTGATTGCTTCCCTACTGAGTAGGGGTAAGGTTAAATATACCCATGAGACCCATGTGCATGGCCTGCAATCAACGAGTTAGAGCTGTGGCTTATCATCGGGCTGACCGTATACAGTACCGACGTTTATGTGAACACTGTATCAGGCGCGGCCGTAGACTCAAGCCGGTTGATCCTAGATGGAAAACAGCAGGTTACAAGAAAAAAATCACCTGCGATCGCTGTGGCTTTCGTGCAAAATATCCTGTACAACTCTTGGTTTATCACATGGACGGCAATCTCAACAACAACACTCTACGCAATTTAAAAACTGTGTGTCAAAATTGCGTGATAGAAATTGCTAAGAATGATTTGCCATGGCGACCGGGAGATTTAGAACCAGATTGTTGATCTGTGCGTAAAGATGGTCCATGGTGGCATTGTTGTCTATGACAGCGTTGAATTCAGTGCCAATCCAGGCAGTTTCGCTGGCATGTATGGCATGTTTTTCTAACTCAATCTTGCTAGTGGTCCAGGCCATGTTTTGTGATCCAGAATTCACTGTTTCTGCCAGGCTATACCACGCAGGATCTGCGCCACGATGCACACGCACCACAACACCACCGGCACGTTTGATAGCATCAATTTCGTTGGGGAATCTACAGTCTGATATGACCACGTCATCAGTGGTTTTACGCAGTTTGTTTTCCAAGCTGGCTATCCAGGTATCATCATGAAACCCTCGACGCACCACTTCAGTTCCCCAGTATTGTAACACCCAACGTGGAGTCAAATCAGGCATGCCCAAGCGAGCTGCCCACCATGGATCCACTTGCTCACGCCAGGCCCTACTGTGTTTGGTACGCCCTTCCAATAGTTCACGATCCCATCCAAACACTGCACTCACGGCGTCTTTGAGTGTGTTGGCAAAACTTTCTCTGCGAAATTGATGTATGTTTACTAGATAGTCTGCAATAGTATCTTTGCCTGCACCAATTAGTCCGCATACTCCAATGATCATCTGATTTCCTTTACGTTTAAGTGTCGTAACGTGGCCTGCAACATGTCTATCTGTCTACGACAATCTTCCAGCGCATGATGGCTGGTAGGCGGCTTGGGTAGTTCAGGCCATAGGCTGTAGATTGTTCTAGCATCACGCACATTGTAAAACTGCCAAGGCAGGCTTTTACCGTAGCTCTTGTAGGCATGCTCAAGTATGTTCATGTCATAGGTAGGACCATTGGCCCAGATAAATTTGTGTTGCCAAGCCAGCTTGTAAAGACTGTCCAAGGCTTGATCAAGATCTACACGACCTTCTTCCATGAATGCTTCTACCTGTGCTTCTTTCTGGGTTGACCACCAATCCAGCGTGCCTTGTTCTATGGCACGGTTTTCTTGGCTTTCTAAGGTGATGCGAGCATAGTATTGACGATTATGGTAACCAGTACCAAACGGATCAAAGCTCTGTGCGGCTATGGTCAATATGGTGGCATCTGGTCCAGTGGCCAGACCTTCTATGTCGATCATCAGTGAGCTCATACTAATATTGTAGCACAGATTTTGGATTAAACCTATTGATTTGATAAATACTATCAACAATGCGGAGATAAAAATGTCAACACCTTTTCCAGATGTAGTATTACCGGCCCCTTATGTGGCCCAGCAACCTTATCAATCTGACACAGTCAAAATTACTTCTATCGAAGACAATGTTTCTGACCGGTCACTGAAAGCATTCACACAGTTGGGCGATAATCCCAGTTTCAAATACTGGGTAGACATCATGAGCGGTGATGCTTATACAGAAAATTGGACCAACGAAGATGTCAGTAATGCTGTATTGGCCTATTTTACAGCACTAGAATCTTGATTTGGTGTATATCACACAGACTGTGTGATATACTTTTGGCTAATGTGTTAAGTATCTGCAATCAACTCCAGCACCATTTTAACCAATAACAAATGTTATTGGCTGGCTGCCGTCTACGTAGTTTTTGAGTTGTTCAATTTGGGCATCCATTTGGGTCTGTGCTTCGGCTTTCATGGCCGTGCCGTTAAGTGAGGATCCTGATTGTGGACCAGCGATTGTTGAGAATTTCTCTCGGGCTTCACCAATGATCATCTTGGAAGCCGCAACCATGTAGTCACGTATCCATTGACTGATCTGGAAGTCCTGTAACAGGTTAACTTCAGGTTTGAGATTGTAACACCATAACAACACATTCTCCCCGGTGCCCTTGGGGTCACGGATCAGTTGCAGTTTCTTTGTGACCGGATTCCAGGTATAGTTCATGTAGCCACCAAACATTCTAGCAGCCAGTTCCACATAACCTGCATAAAAATCATAAGTGGCAAGACCACCAGCCACGTTGAAGTTCATGAGATACACATTCATACTAGCTTGACTGAACGGATCAAAGTTCGACGCAAATGGTCCTGTGCTATCACCAAAGGTCCTGCGGAAGATCTGGCGTACTGTGATTACTTCTTGCGGCAAGGTATAGATGTTCACGTCTCTGACCAACTCCATGAAGGTGTAGCTTTCTTCATAGGCATTTTGGGCTCGCTGACGATAGGTTCCTATGGTTTTTTGGTAGGCTGCTTCGTAGTGCTCGTCATCCAGCTCGATATCAACGATCTGACTGCCCAGTTGTAATTGGACATAATCAATCAGCGTTTGCTTGAGGGTCTGTAGTGTTGATTCTGCTTGTGCCATGGGAACTCCGTGTTCCCTGTATTTACCAAGCCCGTAGTATGATCAGATTGTCGTTGCCACGTCCGTTGTACTTGGTTTCTGTGGACTTGATGTCTTTAAACACCTTGCGTGCTGCTGGCTTGCCACCACTTAGCACTTCTTTGAGTTGTTCTGCAGGTTTGCGTAGAGTTTTTTGTACAGTTTGCATGGTGTCAAACCCCACAATAGCCGATCCTTTGACACTGAACGACCCCAAGTGACTGTCACTCATCACATGGATCAACTTGCGTTTCTTGGTGTCGTACAACCAGGCTTCGCTGGCATTGACCAACTGTGCTGGTGCGATACTGGCAATTTTGAGTTCGGCAAAATCTTTAAGGTACTTGAACTTGCTGGATAATTTTTCCGGACTTACTGTTTTTTTGGCTCTGGGTTTGCGTTCCACTTTCTTGATCTGCACATAGTTGCCACAGTCAGCAATGACCTGCTCAATAAACTTGATGCACTGCTTGATTTGATTTTTATTTAAATGACCGTAACCTTCCACAAGGTCTGCATCCTCACCAGCTAAGACTTCTTCAAATTCTGCCAACTTGATCTTCCACACATCGGCGATTGTGCCCACCATGTTGGGACTGATGTTCATGCCACGTATCTGTGCGATAGGTTTCCAGTCTGCGGTCATTTTGGCGCCGGATCGGATAAAATCATCAAACATGCCTTCTAGTTCGCCGGCACACTCACTTACCTTTTCACGCAGGTGATCTTGTATTGTGAGCTTGGCCACAGCAGATTCGGCGGCCACTTCGTCTTTGTCACGCCGAGCTTCTTGTTTAACTTTGAGCATGTTGGCAATCTGTTCGTCAATGATGCACTGTTCGTGCTCGTTGAGAGTCAGGCCCATCAAGGTCATCCTACATACCCAGGCCGGAGTGAGCCTGACCTGGCTGTCTGGAATACCACGCATGGTCTTGGCATCTTTGCTTCGGTGATTGACGTCCAAGTATTGGCACAGCATGTCCTTGGCATCTTTCTTGCCATAGTGATAGTTGTACCAGGCAAAGGCCTTGCTGAAAGCACTGATGCGATTTTCTTCTGTGGGTTGGAATTTCCAGTCAGGCTCGTGCCCAACATATTTGGTTTCTGCGCCTTTGGGATTCAAGGGCTTGATCACTGTAGCGGCTCGTGCGTTCATGGGCTCTCCTAAGCGTAAAGTATTATTATAGCACGTGGATCATTTTTGGTCAACCGTTTAGCAGGGCTGCAAATGTTAGGTGTTGCTCTAGATTGACAATTAGATCCGTGGCGTTTTTTACCAATTCCTTGTAGCGTGCAGTTTCTCGATGCAATCTGCGGCATTCTACGCTTTCCATGTCTGCAACCATCATGGCCCGATCTACAGCCTTGACCATTTTTAACAAGTCCTTTCGAGCAACTTTGTTTTTGATCGTGGCTATTTGGCGTTCTGCCCGATCCAACCGTTGATATAATTCATCCATGCATGTAATTATACTGGCTTTGTAGTTGTTGGTCAAATCAGCCCATAAATATACTACTATGCCACGCCTGAGTCTATACCGTCCCAATCGT